CTTTTGCCCATGTATCAACGTCATGGATTAGCCTCTCTGCTCTGTTAGTTGTTTGCCTGTACCATGCACTGTCCTTCATCTCCGCTTTCATCCGTTCAAAATCCCAGCCCCTGACTGCGCCTAACATCTGCTTGAATCCCCGGATGCCGCCAGGTCCCAGCTGAAACCGCATATTTACCAGAACCTCTTGGATCATTGCCGGGAGATCATCGAAGTTATCCAGAAGTTTACGGAGATCGGTTACACAATCCTCGATATCATTCTTTAGCATAAACCTGGCTTCTGAATATCGGATGCCTACGGTCTCTAAATTTCTTCCTATCGCCCCAGTCCAATACCCTGCTGTGCATTGATAAGGAAACTGTCGGTATTCCTCATCCTGCTCAAGCCTTCTCATTAGTCTATTTATGTCCATGTCATCCCCCCAACACCACCCACCCAGCAGTAGCAACCAACCCAGCTGCCAGGATACCAATGGCTGTCCACTGGTTTTTGATGGTTTCCCTGATTGATATTTGGTTTTCTTCCATCGTTTTTCTGGGACAAGACGCCTGAAATTTTTCAATTTCAGACATCTTCAAGTCCTGGTCTTTCCGCACTACCCATAGTTCCGATACCTGCCCGGATAGATTGTCAATCCGGTTGCTTTGGACAGCGATGATCGACACGGTTTTTTTTATTTCAGATATGTCGGAACTCTGCTCCTTGATTCCCTCCCACTGTTGCCTTACTGTTTCGCTCAGATGTTCGATTCGTTCCAAAATTACGTCTTCAGATGTCATTAGATCAGCCCTTTCAGTCCCTGTAAACTCCAATTCCAAGAAATGCGCCGATTCTTACGCCGGCATACCCCAGTTTTTTTGTGATCCACCAGGATGTTGTCCCCACATCCCTTTCAAACTCCTTGTCGGCAAATAGGCGATCTTCTTTTGTCCGTGCGTTTCTGCACCGCCAGTCATGCCTGCAACTGGCAATGGGATGCCGGTGCCTGGGAAAGAGTCCCTGAAAGATCCAAGGCACAGATGATCCGTCCCACTCAAAATCGGCCGGGATCAAGCCCATGGTGCCGTCCATTTTTTTACATGGCAACGGCAAGTCCAGGGCCCGGTTCCTTGGACTCCCGGGAACGTTCCTCATGTGGATTATTGTGTTGGTATGTGCCATAAATCACCTCATAAATGATTCCTCAAAACCTGAATACTAATTCTGATTGCGGCAACATAAGGCTGATACTTTTCAATAGATTCAACATCGCCAATGATCGTCAGAATTTCAGTAGCAATCCAAGAAATCTGCTCGATGGCCTCGGCATCATCCGGAAACGCCCGCAATGTATCAGCCACCTGAAGATATCTCTTTTCAAGTTCCGCCAGGCGCTCAAGTTCTTCAGCGGTAAAAAGCGGCATCACCTCCGGGTCTGTGACCACGGTCCTGACATCCAGATAAATACTGTTTGTGGTTTTCAGGATCTTGTTTTCATTGACGGGGCCGCCAGATTGAACACACCCAATTCCAAGAAAACAAATGATTGCCAGTGTTGTGAGTAACTTTTTCATATCAACTCCCAAAAATGTTTATTTACCGTCCGGCTGAACTCCGGCGGCAATGGTTTAGCTTCTTTGATCAGCTTTTGTTTCAGGTTCTCAATTGCTTGATCAACCAGCTGTTTTCGGTACTCGTTTGATTTTGGCGTGCCAACTCTTTGTGAACCATCTGAATATTCCCAGTTTCCGCAGGCGTCTCTGAACTCACTCATAACTTTCTCCATGTTCCAGGTTCATTCATTCTCATTGACCTGTGCCATTCATAATTTAAATCTTTCCAGTAAGGCACATAATAGTATCTGTTATCCAGAACCCATGATCCATATACACAAACCAGGTGCCGCCCGCCAGTTTCCGTTGTCACGTCACAGATGGTCACGTCTTCAGGCTTTGCTCCTTGCCTAATCAAGAGTTCTGCACAAGTGAGACAAAAGTCGTCGCAATCGTCAGAAAACGGCTGGTTAGCTTCTACCTCATCTGCCCAGCTTTTCCAGTGATCCCAGAAGTCCTGGAACTGTTCTTTGTCTGATTTATAGGTGAACAGTCGCTTGACCTTTGAATGTACTTTTTCAGCAAGGTTTTTCATTCAGCTTCCTCACAAAAAATACTATCAGGAAATTCCTTACAGTGGATCACATATCCTCTCGGTGCTCTGGTAATCTCCCCGCCTTCTGGGAATGGCTGATAATCCCGGCAACCCATCAGCCAAAACATCAGAGCCGCCAGAATGAAGCAGGTTATGGGTGCAACAAGATATTTCATAGCCATACCATTTCAGGGAGTTCAGCTTTCAACTCTTCTTTTGTCGGAATCTCCCGCAGGCCATTCTGGACATCTTCAAGGACCTGATAAGCCGTGGCATAACAAGTATCCATCCATGTCACGAATGCAACCCCTTCAGCGTACCACGGACTTTCTGTAGCTGCTGCTCTTAGACTGGCTGTGATGCGATTATCATAGCCTTTTGTTTGGGCTACGGAATCAATATACTGGTCCAGATATGTCGTGAAGTCCTTTATCAGTGCATCGGCTTCGGCCTGTTTTGCCTGCATGACAAGGGCATCAAAGTTGCCTATCAGGTACTGCTCAAGATTCGGGCGATCCCTAACCTCAAGTGCATATTCATCGTACCGCCAGGCTACTTCTCCTTCTTCTTTTGTCACCTGCTCAATGTTCTCACGCAGCCATACTTTGGCATTCTTGCCTGTGATGGCTGTCTGGATTACATCTGGTTGTTCTGTTCTTTCTGCTTTCATTTTTCACCTCTACAAATTGGTTTATATATTTCTGATGGAATCGGTAAGAGTTGCAATGTTGTACCCAGCCCTTATAAGACATCATACTGTTTATTTGAGCTTCCGTAGGTTTTCCTTTTATGGTTTTTATCTTTCTTTTGATATTATTGGCAATCTTTTTCCTTAGTAAAGTGTAATCACCAAAACACCTATAACCAAGAAAATCAACACCTCTTATTTTAGAGGGAAATACCTGATAGTTTTCCTTAACCTGTAATTGCAATTTATCAAGTTCTTTCCTCATAAAAGAAAGAACATCCCATAATTGTTCTTTTGAATCAGAAAATATAACAATATCATCCATGTATCGAAAATATGGCAAGTGAAATTGGTTGCAAACTTTATGATCAAAAAAAGCTAAATGAAAATTTGCCAGCCATTGAGACAAATAGTTCCCGATTGGTAACCCTGTTTCAATACTGTAAATTATTTCAAATAATAAGTCTAAAAGACGATAATCTTTAATTTTTCTTTCTAATTGATTACAAAGAATTTTTTGTTGAATTGACGGAAAATACTTTTTGATGTCGATTTTAAGGCAGTATTCTCCGCCATTAATAATAGCCTTATTTACTCTTTTTACGGCTTTATGGATTCCTCTTTTAGGAATTGAAGCATAGGTATCATAAATAAAAGTTCTAAGAAAAATATCCTGAATTTGTAACATTATGGCCCATTGGACAATTCGGTCTGGAAAATACGGAAGAATAAATATTTGCCGCTCTTTGCCTCGGTCGTTGATTGTCTCAATATTATATAAAGAGGTTGAGTAAACACCTGTTCTTAAATACCTGGATATGTCTCTAAGTTTTTCTGGATTATTATTTATCATTTTTACATCTGAATAATGTGCTTTACCTTTTCTTGCTTTTTTATGTGCAAGTTCGATGTTTGATAAAGCATGAATATTCTGAAATATATTTCCGTATCTTTTCATTTTAAAGCCCTTTACACCGTACAAGTTTTCGACCTAAAGCTACTAACCTGTTTGGATTCGGGTTTATGTTTTGGCAAGTGCCAAGGCAAACAAAACAGATGTTTTTAATCTTTGTGTAAAGTGAGTGTCCGTCAATATTCCGATTCGTATTCGTAGAGGAATTATTCAGATTCCAATTCAGTGGTCCAGTATTCAAGTCATTATTCCAATTGTCACTGACATGTGTGACACGAAAAGAATAGTGGTGGGGGTGTTTTGTCTGCCTATATTTCATATTTTAACTTCTGATGTATTTATTAGATAAACAAAGGGAGCGCCCGCCAACAATCCGACTCGCATTCGCAGAGGAAGCACTCAGACTCCAACGCAGCGGGCCAGCAGTCAAGCCATTATTCCAACTGCCACCGACAAGCGCGACACGATTTCCTGTGCTTTGGTAATAATAATCAAACAGCCCTGAATTAGAAGCACCTCCTAAAACTGAAGTTAAAAAACCAAAATCAATAATATCATTTAAAACAAAATCTCCTCCATATCCATTACTGGATGGCAAAGTTACACCTAACTGATAGTACGGATCAGTGAATTTATCTGACTCAAAGCCATGATCTGAGATATATGGATCATTATCAGCTTTAATGTTCAGGCCGTCAACCCATTTCCAGATATTACCATATAGATTTTCCACGCCACGATAAGACATTGATTTAAGGCCATTTGTAGCTATCTGCCCTGAAGCGTTACCAAGATCAGTTCCTCCGGCATAACCTGCTGTCTGGCCTGTTAATTCAGCATTGTTGTTAGTACCAGATGCTTTATTGACTACGCCTAATCCAATTGCTGTCTGGAGATCAAAGGTACCGTATTCCACAAAAGCCAGCATGCACAATGCACTATGTGTCAAGAAGTCATACTGTTCCCAATTTATGCCTCTTGCTTGTGCCCAATAGCGGCAGTTTCTGATGTCTCCACCATTGCTATCTAAGCCTTCGACACCAGCCGTCGTGGCAGGATAAGCTGCAATCGGGGTCAAGGCCCCGTCTGAAACACCATCTGAAGTTGACGGAACAACATTTGCAATTGATCTCATCATGCCTGTTACAGAATCGTAGAAGCCTTCAAAAGAAGATGGATAAATATAATCCAATTGCTGGCCATTTCTAATCCAAGCAGGATACTTTTTAAATCCCGGATTCGGCCATGGGGAAACAAGAAGAATTTTACCTCCAGTGCCGTTGGGGTACATTTGATAGTAAAACTTCTCCATCTCTGTCATAACTTCGCCGTTTGTACCGGTGTAATCAAAGCCAATATCTCCGTGATAAGCGTTTACGACACCAGCATCTGACATGTTGCACCGCTGCATAGATGCCCAGGGACCAATATCAAAGTCTGATCCGCCTGTTTTGCCTACCGCATCAAATAAACGGGTGAAAGAGTTGCTGGCTTTGTGCCATTCTAAGCCAAATACATCGTCCATAAGAACTTTTGAACGAATGATATTGATTGCAGGAATAGTGGAGTCTATGGGGTTTCCATTTGCATCAAACTGGGCAAGGTTGCCTGCTACAGCATTGGTGTCTTTGTCGGCTTTCGCATCGAACATACTCGCCAGGTCCTCAGTATCCAAACTGATATTCTGCCAGACCGCCGCTCCCGCTGTTGCATCAGTACATACATACGCCTCCCCGCTGGTCTGGTTCAGCCATTTGTCCCACCGGGCATAGCCTGCCTCAGAATCATCGTTGACGGTCGGGTCTGCGG